GCCATATATTAAAAACCTCTTTGTCTTGTTCGGTTGCGCGATGCGCGTTCGTTGCTCAATAGTATGTCTGCACCGCTGATGCGTCCCGTGACGACAACGTTTTGTCCGCCACCGCCTTGCATCATCGTGTTGAGTTTTGATAACGGAATCACTGCCTCGGATTCTCTACCCTCGCCGATAAGGGCCAATGTCGGTCCGGTCACGATTCCACCTTCGGCCATAGCTGGGATGCTTCCGCCTTGTCCACCAACTTGCGACATCTTTCCTTTGATTGCACCCGCGAGCGCAATCAATGCAAGACCACCCGCAATTGCCACGGCTGGATTCAATGATTGAATGGCCACCTTTATACCAGCGACCGCAATACCCGTTTGAACCGCGATTTGACCAACTTGTGTCATCAGTCCCGCTAATGATTCAATTGCAAATCTTCCAAGGTCCGCAAAAGATGCGGCACCAACCAACGCTTGTCCCGCCATATCAGCGAACCCAACGGCCACATCAACCAATGCTTGATTTGCCAATTCGGTCAATTGCTCCGACAATGCTTTGGCCGTCAAAATCATGCGGTCCATCTTGTCGATGCCTTGGTCCATTTCTTGATTTGACTTCGCCAACTTCATTGTCATCACTCCCGTTGTCGCTCCCAATGTTGCAACTTTCGGCGTCAAATTCACCAACGATTCCCCCATCTTTGTGGTTGTCGTTGTTCCCGTTGTTGTTTCGTTGTTTAGATTCCCAGTAGATTCCGCAAGGTTGTCAACTTCTTCGGATGTTTCTTTCGTTTCCTTTTTAAACAATCCCAAATCGTCCTTGATTTCCGTGACGACTTGACCAAGTGATTTGAATGCTGGGACCGATACCGATTTAATTTTCTTAAACGGCTCGACCATCAATTTGTCTTTTCCAAGCAATCCGGCAACTGCATTGAATTTCCCAATCAGTTTATTGACATAGGGAATAATTGCGTTGACCAATCCACCAATGGCGTTGATACCGATGGCCTTCAATGTTTTGAAATTGTATCCAAGATAAACAAGGCCAGCGGCCAACGCCGCAACTGCTAAAATAATCAATGTGATTGGTGATGTTGCAATCTGCACGGCAACACCAAACGCCGTTGTTGCGGCCGTTGATAACCATGTGGCCGTTCGTACCGCCAACAATGCACGTTGGAATGATCCAAGTATAAATATCACCGGACCAATGGCGGCTGCAATACCCCCAACGATAACGATGGCGCGTTTTGCCCCATCCGACATATTGTTCAACGCTGATGCCGCCTTTGCTAAAAATTCGATCAATGGAACAACGGCAACGGCAACAATCTCACCGATGGAAATCATCAAACCCTCCATTGCGGATTCCAAACGTTTGGATGCTCCGAATGCGGTGTCTCCCATGATGTCGGCCATTTGTTGTGCCGCACCACCTGAATTTTTGAATTCTTCAGTCAATGGTGATATTTGATCCACACCTTCCGCAAGGATCAACAACGCCGATTGTGCTGATCGGCCAACTTCATCTTTCGCATCTGCCAGGCCAATGCCCTGTGTTGCTAAATCTTTTAATGCTTCAGCGGTTGGTTTTCCCGTTGCACCGATTTCCGAAATGATCCGGCGCAATGATGTTCCCGCCTGTGATCCTTTGATCCCAGCGTTCGCCAACACCGCCAACATCGCGGATGTTTCTTCAATGGACATCCCCGCGCTTTTCGCTACGGGTGCCACAAATTTCATTGAATTGGCAAAGGTTTCCATATCCAATGCCGATGTGCTGAATGATGCCGCCATCACATCGGTGACGCGTCCTGTTTCACTCGCATCCAATCCAAAAGCCCGTAATGTAGAACCAGCAACTTCAGCTGAACGCGCCAAATCGGTTCCCGATGCTTGGGCCAATGCCAATGTTGATTCGGTAACCTTTGTGATCTCCGTGGCCGTGAAACCTAATTTTGCGAATTCCGTTTGTAGACTTGCGACCTCACGCGCACTGAACATTGTCGATGCGCCCAAATCTTTTGCGTTTTGTGATAACGCTTCGAACTCCTCGGCCGTTGCACCCGATACCGCCTGAACTTTGGACATCTCCTGTTCAAAACCCTTGAACACATTAAACGATACCGCTCCAATTGCAGCTAAAGGTGCCGTCAATTTCATTGACAGGTTTTTCCCTGTTTGCTGCATCTTGCGGCCGAACTTGTCCATTGAACGTTCGGCCTTGTTTAAACCTTTACGGAATGGCGCGATGTTCGCCGTTAGTCGGAAATTAAGACTGGATAAATTCGCCATTTTTCTGCTTTGCGCGTTCTTTTCGTTCGTTTATTGTGGCGATAATTTCACCACGTGTCCAAACCTTGCGGTCTTTCTTCAACTTGTTTTCCCATGGGAACACAATCAAATCTTTTGGCTTGATCCGTTTTTTCGTGTGTGGATTCAGCAAAATCGTTGTCATCCAACGTGTGCGTTCCCACTCCGATTGTTCGCGGCGATTCTCCTTTTGATTCCAGCCATCAACCAAATTGGTCCATTCGCGTGGTAACAAATCGTAAAATACACCGGGCATCAACCCAATTTGACCGAACGCAAACGCCTCCAAATCATCCCAAGTGGATGACTGAACGCTGCCCGTGGACGTCCGGTCATTTACTTTTTTTCACCTGAAGAAAATTGTTGTTCGAATACCGCAAAAGCCTTTTCAATCAACGCCTCATCTTCATCAATCCAATCCGAAACATCGGCCACATCATAACGAAACGGTGCCTTTTCTTTTCGTGCGCCGTCTTTGAATCCGCAATACATCAACGTGATCGCCTGATCCAATGTCATATCGTTTCCAAGATTTTCTAAATCTGCCAATGTTGTTCCAGTCATTCGACTGAATTCACGCAATGCGTTGAATCCAAATCGAATTGGGTGTTTACGTTCCCCGATTTCAATGATTTGTGTCATTTGTTTTTTGTTTTGTTGTTGTTGTAATAAAGGGACCGCCCAATGGACGGCCCCGAATCATTTTGTTGATTAAGCAACTGATGCTTGAGTCAACACACCTGTTCCTGTGAACCCGAATGAATACGTCACGTTTTCCTCAACGCCCGCTTCTTGTTCGTAGCTTACGAGGTATGCGTCACCTGTGTAGTCGATTTCACCGCTTGTTGCAGAACCGAATTTCACTTTTACCAAAGTGCGGTTTGACAACAATGTGAATAGATCATCCGGTGTGTCGAAATCCCCGCTGATTGAGTAGGTCACCAATCCGTCACCACTCAATGACCAAGATTTTAGACCCTCAAGATTTTCCTGCCATCCAGCAGAATCTTTGTTTGTTGTATCGCGTGTTTCCATTGAAACACTCAATGATGCCGATGTCGCACGGCCGATGATGTCGTAAGACGTTCCACCATCTTCGCTGATTTGAATCACAACGTCGGTTGAATTCATTATGCTTGTTGCAGCCATTTTTCTTTGTTTTTTATCGTTTTACAAATTACTAAATCAATCGCGTGATATCCGAAATTGTAGATCAACTTGTGATCCAAATGTTCGTTCATCATCGCTGAACAAATCGCGTTGTCCCTCGAACATACACGATTGTACTTTCACACCCTGAATGATTCCGTTCATCCTTACGAATGCACTGCGAATGTATTCAACGGCGTTTTGTGTGTCGGAATACTTTGTTGAAATCAACGTGATCCTGACATCAATATCATCAATGTGCGAATCCGATTCTTTGGTCATACTGGTGGTGATGTTTACCACCTCATAGATTGCGAATGGAGTCGTTTGTGATTGTGCGCCAACAACAGGAAAAACGCGTCCACCAAACAATGTGTTCAATGCTGAATCATTGTCGAATGTGTATTTGATAACCTTTCCTATCATACCCGTGCGGCTTTTACCTTTTTATTCAAAAATGAACGCATCAATCTTTTGAATTCGTTTCCAACGCCTGATGAATTTTTCATCCGCGCCCGACTTGCGAATCCTTGAATTCCACTTTTATATCCGCCGTCCTGCAAATATCCGTATTCCAAAAAGTGCGCAAACCATCCGCCCTTTTCAGGATCGGAAAATGAACGCTTCACCCTTGGACCAACTTGCAATGATGCGAATGTTGATCCACGGTTCACTTTCGTTGTGATGATCCCCATCGATTTTGCAAGTGTTCCAGGCTTGATTTCCGCATAAATTCCACCGTTTCGATAGACAACGAAATCGCGTTTGCTTTTGGCTTTGGCCTCCTCTTTGTATGCCTTCACCATCGGTTTCAATGACTTACGTGCGATGCGGCGAATTTGCGCCGTGGTCACCCCATCGTGTAGATTCTCCAATTCTTTGAACGCACGTTCAAATTCCTTTTTGATATCCCTTTCATCAAAACCAATAAAAGCCCCGCCAGTGTTTCCACCGCGTGAACTTCTTGCTGACATCATTCTTTCGGCCGTTGTTCCCATTAGTCCGCAAATCGTGTCACGATCCTTTGGAATGCTTTGCGTGAATCGGCATTCAGGATAGTTTCAATTTTGTATGTTTCGTTGTTGTACACAATGCGCATTTGCTCATTGATGTCGTTGCGGTATCGGATGAAAAATTCCACCTTTTTACTCGCAACTATTTGGTTCCCATCTTCACCTTCTTTTCCGCTTTTTTCCTCAACCTTTGCCCATACCGTGGCCAATGTTGTGAATGATTTCACAACTTCACCGAACGCGTCGGTGCTGGTGGTATAGCCTTGGATCACGATTCTGCGATCCAATTGTCCCGATTGATCAATCATTAGAATGTAAAGATTCGATATGGGTTCCACAAATATTCCGATGCCGTTGGCAACTGACGAACACGATCCATTCGTTGATCGTATAATTCGGAAATGACCAACATCATTCCCTGAATCAATGGCTTTGGAATTGCAGAAACATCAGTCCCTACAACATAGCGCACGATCAATTGATTGATAACGCCCGCGCCTGTGGTCCAACCATCAGTTGATTGAA